CACCGGCACCGGGTCTTGCGCAGTTCCTGCAGCCCGGGGACCATGCTGGCGTCGATGGCAATGTTCTTGGTCGGGATGATCATAGGAATACCGTCATGGACGCGATGGTTCCGAAGGCCAGCACGATGGCGATCACGGCAACAGTGCCCGGTTGGTAGGCTTTAGCCATGTGCCCTTCTCCTTGCCCGGCTGATGAAAACTGCCACCCCGTCTGGCGAAAGCCGCGCAGGTTCGGTATCGGACAGGGTAGCCACGAGGCCCGCATGCTCCATGCGTTCGCGGAAGTGAGCGGCCTTGCGTTCCGGCATGGTGCCCTCGCAATAGCTATCCCACTCGCGCAGCAACTCAGCGTGATATGGCTGCAAATCCGGCGCCTTGCCTTCGTGCAGCAATTCACCCAGGTAGGTTTGAAAACTTGGCGGTTTCATTGCCCCACACCTCCCATCCTTCGCGCTGCTGCCGGCCGAAAAGTTCGAGCCGCCTGACGTCGCCGGCATAGCGCTCGGCGCGTGTGTAAAAATCTTCCGGCTTGCGGGAATGTTCGCGCCGCGGCTCGATGATCAGCTGGTGATTGCCCTTGTCGTGGCGCACTGGACGCCCACGCCGGCCAAGCACCACAAACTCGGCGTTCTGCCGCGTGGTCTTGCCAAGGCCCATGAAGAAGTCTTTTTCGGACACAGGCGGGAAGAACCGGCCTTGCAGCGCCTTCTTGTTCTGCTTGAGCCAGACATAGGCGATGCCCGATGGTCGGAAGTTCCAGCTTTCCAGGATCGGCAAATGCGCCCCGGCCACCAGAAACGGTCCGGGGATCCACAGCATCAGATGCACGTTGGCCCCGCCTGTCTGCGCGACTGGCAGCGAGGCGATCCATTCCAGCGTCTGGGTTTGATAGTGCCGTTCCGGCGCGCGCGAATTGTTGGGGTCGTTGTTTTCCGACCAGGAGGCATATTTCCAAGGCGGATCGGCTGCGATCAGCCCGAAATCGCCTCGCGGGATCGGATTGATCACGCGTGGAAACTGAAGAAGTTGCCCAGTCATCGGCGAACTGTCCGCCCATCGATCGTCCTTTTCCATTTGGATTTCTTGCCGCACTGCATCGGGTGTCTTGGCTTGTGCTCGCCACGATGCTTGCGCCCGATCTTGTCGCAGCGGGCAATGATCGGGTTTTCCTTTTTGGTGTGTTCTGAGTGGCAGGGCTCTGGATGGGCGATGTGCTTGTTGGACATCTTGTCGTTGCCGCGAAACGCGACGGCCTCGTCGTGGACCACCTGAAAATTTTTCCGGTCCACGGCTTCACCGCAGTAGAAGCACCGGCCATGGCGGGCGTCATAAAGGAACATCCGGAATTTCCGAGACAGCTTGCGCCGCCCCTGCATCCCCGCGTCGGGTTCGATATCGAGTTTTCTGCCCAATGGCTCGTAGCGGATCATCTCTGCCTCTAATTGCTTTCAAATTGAATACAATAGGCAGAGAATGATTGCAATCTGCAATTTTCCGGATTGTGAGGCTTCGAAGATGTGCTAATTTTAATGGTGTACTTTTAGTACAGCGTCGAACAACATGGCGCTATTTTGCGCTATTTGGGGGTATGAAAATTGTCAGTCAGGGAAGGCCGTATGGGGATTTTGCGGCGTCAGGCGTTGGAGGTTGCGGCTCTGTTGCCCGAGGATACGGAGGATGCTCTCATTGTCCTGGCGCTGGCGAGAAGCGCGATCAAGCATGTCGACAGCTTGGGTGCTGCCAATGATGAGGTTGCTGACGGGCGCAAGGTCAGGTTAACCGTTTGAGGCTGGTTTCCGTCCAAGCCTCATTTCGCGCGGCTGACCCTTGTCTCTGACAAGATTGGGTAATTCTATGCGCATTTGCTGATCGAGTCCGCGCAGATCCCCGTGGAATATCCAGTCCAGAGTGATGCCCCAGCGCCGCCGCAGCTGATTGGCCGCGTTCAGTGATATGCGCCGGCGTCCGGTCTCATAGTGATTGAGGTCGGTCTGGGAGATCCCTGACTCCCGTGCGAATTCACGCTGGTTGTCGAAGCCGGCCCAGACGCGCAGGGCTTCAACACGGGCAGATATCGCTTCTATCGAGGAATCATGGTCTGTCATGTCAGCATATTGCAATTCATGGTGAACTTTTCGACTTTCAATTTGCATCTTGTGCAATGCTTTCAAATTGAATATTTAGTCGGCATGACCGAAGCCTCCGAACCAGTGAAAGTCGACACGATTCGCGACCTCTCCGTCGCCTTGGGGCAGCCTGCCGTTTTGGCCGATGTCCTTCAGCACCCCAATCGGACCGTCAATTCCTGGATCAATCGCGGTTACATTCCCGGAAAATACTATCTGCGGCACACCAGGATCCTCGCGGGCCTCAAGATTGAGGCACACCCGTCGATCTGGGAGCAATCCGACCCCCCGGGAATTGAACTGCGCTCACCGGACTGATGGCGCGGTCTTGATTTTGGTTGCCTGATCTCCAAGCGATGGATGATCCGGGCTGTGATTGAACCGATGTGTTCCACGTTGCGTCTCCTTGCGGGAACAAACCTAGAACCGGGAGCGTGCCATGGGTGACAAACCCATTGTCATAGACAGCAAAACACTTGATGCGGAAGCCTTGGGGACCGCCGCCAAAGCCATGGCGCGCGAAATCATCGCCGATTACTCCGATGGCGTTGGCGATACCGTTCCGGCTGCCGCTGGTCGGGCGTCCGACGAACTCAAGGTCGATATCGAAATCCTGCTGCAGGGCTGGAGCAGACCTGCGCGGGAGATGTACGTCTCGCGCTGGATGCGCCTTTTTCTTGCATGGCGCCGTCATCGCCTGAAAAAGGCAAAAGGCTGGAACAAGCCCGGCCCGCCTGCGTCCGGGCGGGAAGCGCTCGACATGCTGGCGCAGTGCCTCAGCCTGTCCGACACCGACACATGAGCGGGGAGGGCGGGACGTGAGCATTCAGGCGGTCGCTTGGGCGTTGGAGCAGAACATTCCCACATCGGGCATGAAACTGGTGCTTATCTCGCTGTGCAACCATGCGGACCGGCATGACCAGATCTGCTGGCCATCCATCCAGACGCTGGCGCGGGAGGCGTCCATGAGCCGCCTGTCTGTCCAGCGCCACCTCAAGAAGCTGGAAACCGATGGTTACATCTCGATTTTCCCAACCTACGAGCCCAGCGGGCGACAGCGCGCCAACCAGTATCAGATCCTTTTCGACAGGGAGAAGAAGCCATGACGGGCAATCGGCCAGCCGGCACAACATGTTGTGCCGGGGGTATCATTTTGATGCCCCCGGATAAGGTGCGGTTCAGGTGTGTACCGCCTGTGGAAAACCTGTTGAAAAACGCCAAGGGAGGGCTTCACCGGCGAGGGGGGGAGGGCTTCACCGGTGATACCCGGGGGGGCTTCACCGGTGATACCCCCATATGAAACCATCATACAGAACCATCATAAAAACCTTTGTTCCTGATCTACCAGTCGAGCCAGCCAATGACAGAACAGCCAGCAAACGGAACCAAGAATGACAGCGAAGCACCGGCACATGTTGTGGTCCCGGTCAAAGCTGTTCGCTCAGCGTTCGACCAACAGCAGGGGAAGAAACCGATGCCAGAGCCCGCAACATTGATCCCCGAATCCAGCACGGGGTCGGAGGTATCCCATGCGGTGGCCCGCGATCAGCTTCGTTCCATCGTCGAGCGCATCGAGCGGCTTGAGGAGGAAAAGAAAACCATCGCTGACGACATCAAGGACATTTACGGCGAGGCAAAGTCGAACGGCTACGATGTGAAGGTACTGCGCAAGCTGATCGCGATCCGGAAGCAGGACCAGAACGATCGGCTCGAACAGGAGGCCATTCTCGACACCTACCTGCATGCGCTGGGGATGGCGCCGGAACCCGATGCCTGACAGACCGCCCGACATATTGGAGCCGGATCCTCAATTTGATCGACCGATCGAGGCGTGGAAGCGGGCGCACCCGTCTCACGAGGCGGCGCTCGGCCACCTGCTCGCGGCGATCATCCGTCAGCAGATAGCGCGCGACGGCAGAGTGCATGTCTCGGAACAGCTTTACAGGCTGGCCGACCAGGCAGCAGGACTTGACGCCTTGTCCATGCCGCAGCCGATGAAACCGTCGCGCAATCGTGGTAGGTTTAACTTCCTATGGGCGAACGGACGCCCATGGTTTTTCGCAACGCTGGTGCTGGCGGCGATCATCGTCGTGAACACCTTCGTCAACATGGCAGGATGAATATGGCCAAGAAGAAGCCAAAGCGCAAAATCCTGTCTCTCATCGTCCCGACAGAACTTCACGAAAAACTTTCCGCCATCGCGCGGGAGGCCGGGAAGGACGTGGAACACATCGCCGAAAGCATGCTTGCGGCGATTGTCGAGGATGATGAGGCGGCGCATGGGCAAAGCGGATAGCGGCCTTACCGACCGCGAGGAACTGTTCTGTCACGAATTCCTGATTGACCTGAACGCGTCGAAGGCTGCCGCCCGCGCAGGTTACTCGGAAACCTATTCGCGCCAGCAGGGCCACCGGCTCATGGCCAAGAGGAAGATCGCCGACAGGGTGGCCGCGCTGCAGGCAGAGCGCCTGGCGCGCGTGGATCAAACCGCCGATTCTGTGTTGCAGCGGCTGACCCGAGAAGCCAATGCCGACATCAGCGAACTCTACGATGACGACATGCGGCTCAAGCCGGTCCACGAATGGCCACCACTCTGGCGGCGCGGCCTGGTGGCCGAGGTGACCACCGAGGAACTGTTTCAGGGCCGGGGTGAAGACCGCGAGTTGATCGGCTACACGAAGCGCGTCAGGCTTGCCGATCGCCACGCCAAGGTGATTTCGATCGGCAAGCACCGCGACATCGGCGCGTTCAGCGACAAGCGGCGCGGCGAGGACCAGGCCACCGAATCGCCCGCCGAGGAATTCATGCGGATGTTCGGCAACTCGGGCGGTATCCGTCCTGCTGCCGCTGGTGAAAAAGCGTGAGCGCGTTCGCAGCCCTGCCGCCTGAGTTCCAGGCCAACTTGAAAAATCCGCATTGGCGGCTGCGCAACCTCTACCGTGTGCGCAACAAGGAGGGCGAGGACGTTCAGTTCAAGCCTTGGCCAGAGCAGGAGCGGTTCCTCGACCAGCTGCATTACCGCAACATCGTGCCCAAGGCCCGGCAGCGCGGCATATCCACACTGGTGCAGCTTTTGTTTCTCGACACGGCGTTGTTCACGCAGAACTGGGCGGTCGGCGTCATCGCCCAGGATGATGACACGGCAAAGGAGATCTTTCGCGACAAGATCATGTTTGCCTATGACCGGTTGCCGCAGATGATCCGCGATGCGCTGCCGACCAAGAAACGCACCCAGTCCGAAGTCATCTTTACCAACAACTCGTCGCTGGTCTGCGATGTGTCGGTTCGCGGCACCACCAAACAGTGCCTGCATGTCTCCGAGCTTGGCATCATCGCCAAGACCGACCCGGAACGGGCCTATGAAATCCAGACCGGCTCGCTGCCGGCCGTCGACAAGACCGGCATCGTGGTGATCGAAAGCACGGTCGAAAGCCCCTTCGACATGTTCTCGCAGATGTGCAAGATCGCCCGGCGCAAGATGCTCGCCGGCGAACCGCTCACCGCACTCGATTACAAACTGTTTTTCACATCATGGTGGGACGCGGACGAATACACGCTGGATCCCGATATCGTCACGGTCCCGCGCGAGGACGATCTGTATTTCGATCGGATGGAGCTCGAAATCGGCCAGCCGATCAGCCCCGGCCATCGCGCATGGTGGGTAACAAAGCGCGATGCGGAGTTCGCGGGCGATTCGGCCAAGATGTTCTCCCAGTATCCGACCACGCTCGACGAGGCGTTCAAGGTCAACACCGATGGCCTGTGGCTGTCCAAGCATCTGGAAGCGGCGCGCGCCCAGGGGCGGGTCACGGACCTGCCGATCCGCACGGACACACCCATCATGTCGGTCTGGGATATCGGCGTGGGGGATGATGTCGCTGTCTGGTTCTTCCAGCTCAACGGCCCGTGGGCGGATTTCATCGGTTTCTACGAGTGCAATGGCGAGGCCTATTCCTACTACACCAAGGAAATCCGCGAGATGTTCCCGAACTGCACCTTCGGGAGGGTGTTCCTGCCTCACGATGGCGCACATCGGCACCCTGGAACGGAACGTGTGAAAACGGTTGCTGACATGATGGAAGAACTCGGGTGGCGGGATATCGACATTGTGGAGCGCACTCCGCTGCAGGAAGTCGGTATCAACCAGCTGCGCGAGGCATTCCCGACATTCCGCTTTGACCGGACTCGATGCGCAGTTGGACTCGAGCATCTTGAGGGCTTTGCCAAGCCCTGGAACAACCGGCTGGGCATGTTCATGCCGCAAATCCACAAGAACGGCCACCAGCATGCCGCCGACGCCATCCGCCAATGGGCGCAGATCCGGCACGATTACACAGCAAACCGCCAGCGATCGCGCCCAAGGCGATCAGGCGCCAGAAGATCAGGGAGAGTGGCATGACAACAATAGCCTACAAGGACGGCGTAATGGCCGCCGACAGCCTGTCCACCTGCAACGGGATCAGAAACGGGACGTTTCCCAAGGTCCATGCGTATAAGATTCTTACGGGCGGGTATTGCCTCATCGGGTTTTGCGGCGAACCGGCGCATATCACAAAGGCCATCGCCGCGATCGTGGACAAGAACCAAGATCCTCGCCCGTCTGACTCATGGCCAGAGGGGGACTATATGGCGCTGATTGTGATCCAGCACGACGTGGCCTCTGAATGCCCCCCGGACATCTATGTGTTCGAAGGCCAGGGCGCGCCCTTCCAGTTGACCACTCCGTATCAGGCTATTGGCTCCGGGTCTGAGATTGCAACGGGTGCGATGGCCGTCGGCGCGACTGCACTGCAGGCGGTCAAGACCGCGATCGAACTCGACATCAATTCAGGCGGGCCGTCCGTCGCCAAGACCTTCGAAGACCTCTGATCCTCAACGACTGCCCCCGCTAACAACAGAAGGAACACAAACACAAACCCAGGAGGTTCCCATGGAACTCCAAGCAAATCTCGACCTGTCCGAATTCCACTTCAAGCGCGAGGTGCTGATGGGCGGGATCCTGTCGGCCTACGGCACCTGGTGGCACGATGAGGGCAAGCACGAGCCCTGCCTCGTCATTTTGCGCGCCGGCGAGGAAGGCAGCCCCTACACGGTGCCCTGCGTGGTACTGCTCAAGGATGCATGGAAATGGTCGGAAGAAGCGGGGATGCCCGGTTACGGCCACAAATGGGCAACGCGCTTTGCCGCTACATTGCGGTTTAACGAAAATGACCTTAAAACTGTGTTCGGCGTCCTGTCGATTGTACGCGACCAGCTCGGCGATCTGATTTCCATTCCCCCGTATCGCCGCCTGAAAGATCTTGATCCGGTGTCAGCTGATGTGACCATCCGCGACCGGGACACCAATCGATCCAGGCAGATCGAGATACGGGGGACCGATGTATGAGCAGGACATAACGGAGCGGTCGGCTGAAAAGCCGCTCGCCCCGCGGGCGAAACAGCCAAAGCCGGCTCAGCCACAGCTGAAGACACAAGCGAGCCCCGTTCAGTTCAAGCACAAGTCCATCGAGGCGCGGCGGCTGCATTCGCTGCTGATGGGCTACTGGCAACTCGAGCTCGACCGCCAGGCCGACAACCGCCGCGAAATGGAGCTCGACGAGGAATTTTACGACAACCACCAATGGCGAGAGGAAGACGCCGGCGTTCTTGATGAACGCGGGCAGATGCCGCTGGCCTACAATGTCATCGCCACTACGGTGGACTGGATCTGCGGCACGGAGAAGCGCGGGCGCACGGACCAGCGCATTCTCCCCCGCCGCAAGGCTGACGGCAAGACCGCCGAGCGCAAGAGCCAGTTGTTCAAATACCTGGCTGACGTGAACAGAACCCAGTTCAATGTGTCCCGCGCTTTCGAGGACGCGATCAAGGTCGGCGTTGGCTGGGTGGACGATGGTGTTGACCTCGAGTCCGATGGAGAGGAAATCTTTTCGCGCTATGAAAGCTGGCGCAACGTGTTGTGGGACTCGACGGCCATCGCGCCTGATCTGGAAGATGCGCGCTACATCATGCGGTCGCGATGGGTCGATCTCGACATGGCGCTGTCGCTTTTCCCGAAGGAAAAGGAGGCCTTGATGCGCGCGGCCGGTCTGCCGCAAGTGCAGATGAACGTCAATTCCGATGATGTCATGGACCGGACCGAAGACCAGTTCCAGCACGAGCCCCTGACATCGATCTACACCGCAAAGCGCGAACGTCTGCAGATCATCGAATGCTGGTTCAAGCGGCCTACCCTGACCGAGCGGTTCCTCGACGGCCCGTTCAAGGGCGAGTACTTCGATCCGTCCTCACGCGGCCATGTGCAGGCCCAGGCCGATGGCGCCAGGCTCAAGGCCAAGGTGACGATGCGCATGCATGTGGCGCTGATGACGGAGCATGATTTCCTCTGGCTGTCGATATCACCCTACCGGCACAACCGCTTCCCGCTCACCCCGGTCTGGGGACATATGCGCGGCAAAACGCGGCTGCCCTACGGCGTCATTCGCCGCCTGCGCGATATCCAGGAGGATATCAACAAGCGCGCATCCAAGGCGCTGCACATCCTGTCGACCAACCGCGTCATCATGGACGAGGGCGCGCTGGGCGATGACATGGACATCGACGAGTTTCTGGACGAGGTGTCGCGGCCAGACGCGGTGATCACCAAGAAGGCCGGCAAGGAGCTTACGATCAACAACGATCGGGATCTCAGCCAGTATCAGCTTGAACTGATGTCGCGCGGCATCTCGATGATCCAGTCCGCATCCGGCGTCACCGACGAGAACCTTGGCCGGCGCACCAACGCCACCTCCGGCATCGCCATCCAGGCGCGTCAGGACCAGGGTGCGCTGGCAACGGCCAAGTATTTCGACAACCTCGCCTATTTCCAGCAGGTGCGCGGCGAAAAGGTGCTGTCGCTGATCGAGCAATACATGGACGCGGAAAAGGAGTTCCGCATCACCAACGAGCGCGGAACGCCGCAATACATCGCCGTCAACGACAACGACCCGGACAACGATATTGTCCGCTCCAAGGCCGATTTCATCATCATCGACGAGGATTTCCATGCCTCGACCCGGCAGGCGGCAGCGGCCCATCTGATGGAGCTGATCAAGACACTGCCGCCACAGATTGCGCTGACCATGCTTGACCTCGTTGTCGACAACCTCGACGTCAAGAACCGCGAGGAAATCGTCAAGCGCATCCGGCAGGCCACCGGCCAGCGTGATCCCGACAGCGAAGAAATCACGCCCGAGGAAGAGAAGGCCATGCAGGCTGCATCCCAGCAGCAAGCGCTGCAGATGGCCGCGCAGCAGGCCGAGGTGCAGAAGAAGGCTGCAGACGCAGCCCTGCAGATCGCCAAGGCGCGGTCTGAACTGGCCAAGACCACCGGCGCGAATGTCGAGGCAATCCAGAAGGCGCTGGAAGCAGCGCAACTCTCACTCCTCAACCCGGCAGCCAGCGACGTGGCAGATTACGTCCTGACCGAAGCCGGCTTCAAATCCGCAGCGGATCTTGCGCGCGAATCCGCCGCGGCAATGGCTCCCCCAGGTGCGCCGCAACCCGGTGGAGAACCACCGGCCAACACAAACCCCGTTCCCGAACCGGAGCGTCAACAAGTTGCTTGATGACCATGGAGCCCAGACATGCCCAACGTACCACCGCCAAAACCCGTCTTCATTGAAGGCGAGGAAGTCGATCCGTCTCTGCTGACCCCGGAAGAACGGGCAGGCTTTGACGAATTTGACGATTTCGACCCCGATGCCGAGATTCCGGCGACGGATGAAGACGATACCAAAGGCGATTCAGGATCCGACGACGAACTTGAAGCCGATCCCGACGCCGGCGACGATGCCGCCGCCGCCGCTGCCGATGACCATGATGATGACGATGATGCTAAAGCCGCTGATCAGGATCTGCCGGCAGATGACGACGATCAGGGCGGGCAGGATGGTGGCGCCGACGCGGACGATGGCCAGGATGCGCGCACGACCGTCTTCCGCATCAATGATATCCCGCCAGAAACGCCGCCTGAAACCAACCAGGCCCGGCTTGATGAAATCGCAGGTGAGATCTCGAAAATCGAAGCAGATTTCGAAGACGGCGGGATGACAACGGCCGAATTTCGCAAGCAGGTCTCGACGCTCGAACGTGAGGCGGGCAAGATCGAGGCAGCTGACGAGGCGAAACTATCGGCCTATCAGGAGCGGGTCGACAGCTTCAACGCTGCGGTGGATCAGTGGAAAAAGGACTGTGCTGCCTTTTACAAGGCCCACCCTGAATACAAGCAAGACGCGCTGGCCAACCGGGATCTGAACGACCTCGTGCGCAGCCTGCAGGGCTCCACCAGAGGCCACATTTACGATCCCGCGCTGATCGAACAGGCCCATGAAATCCTGCAGGGGCGTGGTGGTTCGCGCCCGGCAGCGCAGGAGAACAAGCGCGACAAGCCTGCCCGCGAAAGGGCGCCGGCCTCGGCCACCGGCAGCCCGCCCAACCTGGGCGGGCTGCCGGTGGCCGAGGCCGGCGATGTGACAGAGGGCGAGTTCTCGCGCCTGGACGCAATGCTCGAGGCGGGCAAGACGGCTGACTACGAAGCAGCGCTAGCCCAGATGACGGACGCGCAGCGCGCACGGTACGAGGCTCAAGGATAGCAATGCCGCTTGTGCTGACGGTGCGGGTGGGCCAGGCGGTGCAGATCGCCGATGGCACCTTCATCCGCATCGAGGAAAAGAAGCGGACCGGAACGGAGCGGGGAACGGGATCGGCCGTCAAGATGACGATCTTCTCGGACCTCAAGCCGATACACCTGGTCAAGGATGGCATTCCCCCGCCCGGGATCAACGCCGCCCCGCCGCTGCGCAAACCAGGCCGGATCCTGCGACCGAAAGATTGATATAAGCAATCATTAACCGATAACTGAGAGCCGCGATGCAGACTGCATTGCGGCTTTTTTTATTCTGTGAGATATTCAAAATGCAATCATTAAGGAAGTGGAGCCCCCAGTGAGCATAGCAAAGCAAATTGCCGAAGACACATTCAGCCATCCGTGTGGCGACATGACACCAGAAACGGAAAGGCAGATCCTGCGCAAGATCGGACAGATCCGGGAATTCCAAGGCTGCTGCATGGACCACAAGATGCGATATCTCGCCGACTCGATCGCTGTCGCTGCAGGAACAGTCGTGATGCGCGCACCCAGTGATATCCGTTCGCGTGAAATCGACGAGGCCGAAGCCATCGCCCATGAACTGGTCAAAATGGCGTTCAACCGTGTGCGGCTTTTAGCCCACCCGACAGACACCAATCGTGCGACTTGAGGGCTGACATGAAAACCGCTCAGAAATCCGAACCGTCACCCCGGTTCTACAACAGCCCCATCGATCCGGCCGACCCGCTGGCCGACTGCGATCATGTCATGGGCGGGTGCTGGGGCAACCATATCTCGTGGCTCGATGGCCAAGCGCCGGATCTGAGTGAAACCTGCCAACCCGGCGACATGGTGGACCTGCGAATCTACGGCCATCAGCCGTCGTGTTTCAGCCACCGGCCAAACCGCCACCTGGTCAGGGACGGAGACTGGATCGCGGTCGAGTACAGCCAGTACTGGCTGACGTTCGAAACCTATGATGTCGAGCGGGATCTAGACCCCAACGACATGTTCCTTGCCAAGGTCCGCTGCGTCCGGGCGTGTGATCGGGAAACCGGTCTGACGGTGTGGCATCGCGCCGAGCCCGAACGCATTGCCATCCTGACCGGTACCGGGCTCGAACGCGCACAGCGGCGGTCATCGTTGAATATCAGCGGCACCGGCTATGTGCTGCTGGTGCTGCTCGCCCTCGCTCTGTTTGCCTCGGTCTTCGCGCTCACGGCTCGCGCTTTCGACATTGCCGCGCATCAGCGCCAGATCGAGAGGGTGTGATGATGTCGCAGCGCATGAGCGTCAAAGCGATCCAGGCAGCCATCGCGCGGCTGGTTCAGCCCATCAGTTCAGCGCCACGCGATGGCTCCGTCATTTTCGTGTTCCTGCCGGAATGGCGGTTAAAGAGGCTGCACCACAAGGCGATGTGGGTTCGTACGCGCTGGGTGGAAGATCATCGCGATGATCGCTGCGAGCGGCGGCATGACCTGATGATGAAACACGGCGGATACTGGGCGAAGGTCAGGGCCACCAGCACGAAACCGCTGCACTGCCACCCGACGCACTGGCTGCCCGAACTACCGATCCTCGAACCCCACACCTACCAGGAGGCCATAGATGGCTGACAAGACCGGTATCCCCTGGACCGACAGCACCCACAATCCATGGTGGGGCTGCACCAAGGTCGGGCCCGCCTGTGATGATTGTTATGCCGAAGGCGTCGACAAGCGGGGCGGCGGCTCCCATTGGGGCCATGGCGCGCCGCGACGGCGGATGACCGAAGCCACCCGCAACACGCTGTATAAATGGCAGCGGCAGGCAGACAAGTTCTTTGCCGAGCACGGTCGCGATCGGCGGGTGTTCACCCTGTCCATGGGCGACCTGCTGGATAACGAGGTCGATCCGCAATGGCGCAACGATCACATGGGCATCATGGAGGTCTGCGATCGCCTGAAGTTGCAGATCTGCACCAAGCGGATCAGCAACCTGCCGAAGATGATGTTTCCAAGATGGGAATATATCTGGCCGCAGCACATCGGCGTTCTGATCACCGTGGTCACGCAAGCCGAGGCGGACCGCGACGTGCCGCGGCTGCTGGAATATAAGCGCCGGTTCCGTATCCCGTGGGTGGGCATCAGCTATGAGCCGGCGCAGGAGGCGATTGATTTCAGCCGTTGGCTTCATCCTGGCGGGCTCGACTGGATCATCTTCGGCGGCAAGAGCGGCCCGAAGTGGAACGATCGCCCGTTTGATGTCGAGTGGGGCCGCCAAACCCGCGTCCAGTGTGCGGCGGCCGGTGTTGCATTCTTCATGAAGCAGATGGCGGCCATCCGTCCAACCTACAACATGGTTCCGCCTGACATGCGACTGCGGCAATACCCAAAGGAACTCTCATGACAGCACCAAAACAGGCATTCAATACAAGTAGCCCGCCGGAGTTCGAAACGGTGACCGTTTCCCCGGCGCTCTATCGTGTGCAGGTTGAGCGGCGTTACAGGAAACACCCGCGTCTTGTGATGTTTGAGGGTGGCCGCTACGGCACCATGTGGCTGCGCCGGTTGGTCTACGCCATGGCCCGCAATCTCGGCATGCTCGGGCACGACCGAACATTCGCCGATGTGCCCGTTGTGACCAGGAGCTTCCTCAAGGGAGACTTCGACCGGCAATTCAATCAGGGCGTCCTCAACGCGATGCGGATAACCGGCCTGGATCCCGACAACCTCGAGATTGTCATCGGTGAGGATGCATTCAGCCGCGCCGGTGGCGTTGTGCAGAAGGATATCCGTTTCAGAGCCCGCACCGATGTGAGCGTCAAATGCGCTGACAGAGAGGCGACCATGACATGGAGAGGGATCGATGCCCGCATTGTTCCGTGCATGTCGGGGTGGGCGGTAATTCCCAAGGCAAGCCAAGCTGAGGAATCGACGGCCGAGATTCGAGAGACATGGAAAGAGCGATGGTGACCAGGCCCGGCCGCATCCCGTGCATCACCCCAGGGTGCAAACGCACCGCGCCAGCAGAGAAATACCCCGACAGCACTGAAATCATCTGCGGCAAGTGCTTCCGGGCTCTGCCGGCAGACCTGAAACAGCAGCACCGCCGTTGCTGGGGTGAAATCAACAAATGGCGCAGGCGCATCACCAGGACGGGTGATGAAGTCAAGATCAAGAGGATGACGGACCTGGTGAATATGTGGGGTTTCAGGCTCGACGCGAACTGGCGCAGCATCCGGCGACACCTTGAGAACCCGACGAAGCCAGCGGGCATTGAGAGCTTTCTCGAGGAGATGGGGATGGGCGAATGATGCAGTGGGGCACGGTGCCGGTTCCCTGGACGGTGGCCTGGACTGACGAGGACCGCGTGTTTCTGGATCATTGTCCACATGCGGGCCGTGTTGCGCTGTGCAATCCCTCAGCTCCGGGCAGCGGCAAGCCAAGGTTCGGGACACCGCACATGAACCGCCAGCGCCAGGCGATCGCCGAATGCCGGTGCGATCTGTGCGGCAAGCCGCTCAATGCCAGCACCAAGGTCAGCCTGTCGCAGGCCCGCTCGCGGTTTCACGCCGCAAGGCCGCTCGATGTGCTGCAGGTCGAGCCGCTGCTGCACCGCAGGTGCGCCGCCATCTGCTTTCAGCATTGCCCGAGCCTCAAGGCCCAGCACAAGGACGGAACGCTGCACATCAGGCAGGTCTACCGCTGGCAGTGTCAGTTCGCGATCTACAGCGAGCAGGGCGTGTTCGAGGCATGCGGCGAGCGACAAGTGGCGATCAGCCACGCCAAGGTGCAGCTGATCAAATGGCGCGATCGCGATCTGGATTGGCTGATTGCCAAGTGAACACGAGCAAGAGGGATTTCCATGGCCTTGATGATAGCAGACGATCAGATAACCGAGGCAATGCTCGAGGACATCATGCGTGCAGGCCCGGGCAGCATCATAATCATGCGGCCGGGGCATGTGCTGTTTTACCTGATGCCAGAGCCTGAAGAGATTTACCCATTCGGCGATCGCCTGATCTTCAACCACGAGCCATATGACGATGGCGGCGGCGCTGCCATTTGCCGGGCGCGGTTCGGATTTTAGACGCCCGCCACATATGGAAAGGAGAACGCCATGTCAGATGACAAACGCCCTGTTTGGGGCTTTAGCGAAATGTCGGAAGCCGACTTTCGCAAGGTGCATGAGTTTGGTGTTGTCAGAAGGGTGGAATCAAAATCCCGGATGACCAGCGAAGATGCGTCTGAGCAATGGCTTGAAGCATACCGCGCCGACGCCAAGTGCATTGTAATGCCCCGGAACTGGGCGTGTGCCTTTGAGTTCACCGGCAACTGGTACAACCCCGGCATGTTCAAGCTCACCTATCTCGGGGAAAGGATGGCCGCGGCCGCCGATGCGATCGACAAATGGGAGAGAAAGAACAAGGCCGACCGTGCCGCATACGAGCGCATGAAGGCGAAATTCGAAGCGCCCGGCGATGCAAAAATGTAGACAAATGTAGACAATCTCTCTCCCGCGCGCGCGGCTGCGTGTGCGCGTTCTCAATACGATGCGTCACCGGCATCTTGTAAATGATCGCAAAAAGCGGTAATTCCAGATCAGCACATGACGTTGCTACCTACCTTCAACCAACCAGGAGGGGTGGCACGTCATGTCCACAGGCCCAAATCAAGTACCGGTCGGCGATCCGAAAGCCGTCAAGAAGTGGTCCGGTCTTCTCTTTCTCCAGACCAGCAAGGAATCCTATTTCGGTGGCCGTTTCATCGGCGAGTCGGAAGGCTCCGTCATTCAGCGCCTTACCGAACTCGAAAAGGATCAGGGCGATACCATTTCCTTCGATCTGGCTATCCAGCTGCGTGGCAAACCCACCGCAGGCGATCAGCGCATCGAGGGCAAGGGCGAGCAGCTGAAGTTCTACACCGACACCGTGTTGATCGACCAGGTTCGTCACCCGGTGACCTCGGGCGGCAAGATGAGCCGCAAGCGCACCATCCACGACATCCGTTCGAGGATGAAGACGAAGCTGGGCGAGTATTTCGCGCGGCTGCATGACGAATATCTGTTCTGCTACCTCTCCGGAGCGCGCGGAATGAACGAGGATTTCGTACAGGACACGGACTGGACCGGTCACGCCGGCAACGCCTTCCAGGCACCAGACGATTCCCACCACCTTTATGCCGACACGGCCACATCGACGGCCACGATCACCAGCTCGATGAAGTTCGAGGCTTCGCTGATCGAGCGAGCGGTCGCTGCATCGAAGATGTTCCGCGCACTCGACCCCAAAAAGGCCAACATGCAGCCGATCAAGGTCGAGAACGGCAAGCACTATGTTGCGCTGATCAATCCGTGGCAGTGCTACGACCTGCGCAACGCCGACACGACAGGCTGGCTGGAAATCCAGAAGGCGGTGATGACAGCGGAAGGCCGCAAGAACCCGGTCTTTGCTGGCGGGCTCGGGATGATCAACAACTGCATCATCCACGAGCATGAAAGTGTCATCCGGTTCAACGACTGGGGATCCGGCAGCGATGTCGCCGGCGCCCGGGCGCTGTTCATGGGCGCCCAGGCGGGCGTGGTCGCCTATGGCTCTGCATCGGGCCTGCGCTTCGACTGGTCCGAGGAAACCCTCGATCACGGCAACGAGGTCGAAATCGCGGCTGGCTTCATCGGCGGGATGAAAAAGACCCGCTTTAACGGCGCAGACTTCGGCGTCATCTCCATCGACACGGCAGCAGCTGACCCCAACGCCTGATGGCGTTGGGTTTGGCTGATGCCCATCCATCGATCGTTTGGAAGATCGTAAAGGAACTGAACCATGCCTGATCTTATCCAGTCCAAATACGCCAAGGGGCTGATGATCCAGCCCTATCCGCGCGGTGCCGGCGAAGTCGTGACCGTGCGCGCCACCCTCGAGGCCACCACCGGCAATCTTGCGGCCAACAACATCTTTGAAATGATGGCGATGCCCGACAATTGCCGGGTGGTCGACATGATCCTGATCGCCGATGACCTCGATGATGACGGCACGCCTGCGATCACCTTCGACGTGGGCATCATGTCGGGCGATTTCGGGGACAACGACGACACCCGGACTTGCGGCGCTCAATTCTTCGACGGAGACGACAGCGCCCAGGCTGGCGGTGCTTCCCGCATGTCGCTGGTTACCGGCTTTGAGCTGGCACCATCCGCAACGACCCGGGGAATCGGTGTGAAGGTGGCGACAGCGCCGGATTCGGCTGTTGCCGGCACCATCACGCTGATTGCGCAGTTCGCGGTGGCCGACTGATACGACGCGCCTTTGGGAATGGGGGCGTCCGACAGGGGCGGCGGCTGCCGGTGGTGGCCGCCGCCCATTTCGTTAATAGGAGATCACCGCCATGATCATTGAATGCACAACCGGGATGACGCGACAGGTCATTCTTTCGATGCCTTACGTGTTCGAGCTCGACGACTTCGGCCGCGCCGTGTGCGAGGTCCACGATCAGGTTCACATCGACTGCATGCTCGCCAACCCGGTCTACCGTCAAGCATCCACCACCCCGGACGAAGCCGAATTGCAGGATCTCCAGGCCCGCCACGAGAAATACGCCGCCAGGTTCTTCCCTGAACTCGTCAACGACAACGAGGAGCCCGAGGCGCCAGAGCCCAAGCCTGACAGGATGCCGTTGCCCAACCGCAACCGACCCGGCCGCAAACCGAAGCGCGGGTAACCCACGATGCCCACGGCCAAAGCCATATTCCAGACAGTCGCCGTCATGCTCACGGATGCCGACTATACCCGCTGGTCCCTGCCGGAACTGACGATATGGCTCAATGACGGCATACGGGCGACCCTGCTCGCCAAGCCATCGGCTTGCACCATCCGTACCATTGTCGAACTGGACGCCGGAACGGTGCAGACCATCCCCGATGAACCCGCAACCGCCACAGACCCGACGCCGCTGATGCTGCTGGGCATAGACCGAAATGTGCGCGATGTCGGGCCACCGATCGAGTATGGCCGCAACGTCACCCCCGCGCGCAAGGAAGAACTCGATAACATCGACCCCAACTGGCATGACCCGCGCCGGGTGCGCTCCCGCAAGGAGGTGCGCCACTTCGTCTATGACGAAC